CTGTGCGGCGCTTATAACGAGTATGAAAGCGTCGAAGATTATCACAGAGAGTATAGCACTGAGCATGACATCGAAGACCATTTAGTAACTACGAGCGACAGCGGCTCACTAATAACTCACGTACACTGAGGAGCAAGACTAATGACAAACCAAGACATGATAGACTTTTGCAAGGGTACGTTAATACCTGACCTTAACGAGGCAGGCTTAGAATCAACGGCTGCTGATATGCGGCGTTTGGTAGAAATAGCGGAGACAAGGACAATGCACGCAACAGTTACAATTAGAAGTATATACGGACAAGATCGAGTATACCCAGAGAACGACGTAGCCATGTCACTGGCGGCTCTGTTAGGCTCTAAAACGTTCACACGCGAGCAGATAGCCAAGGCTAAGGAGCTAGGCTTTACATTCGAGATTAAATCACCGGAGGTGACTATATAATGTTCTTTCCATCAGCAGGACTAGCACGCACCACAGATAGCGCTTTTAAAGTACAACAAGCCCAAGAGCTAAAGAAGCTGCTTAAACGCTCTCAGCCGTACGGTAAAGGCACACAGCGCGACATAGACAGGCTTGTTGAAATCCTTGGCCCATTTGGTGAGGGTTTGTACAAGTTAGCACTGGAGAACGCGCCTCGTGAATAACTCAATAACCGTTACACAAGCGCTGACGCTTGCTGTGTTAGCACCTAAACACTTTAAGACGTTAATGGAGAAGATGACCATGCCAATATTTGATCAGATAGAGTACGCAATACAAGAGGCGCATTGGTGCGCTGACCACTATGACGAAAAGCAAGTTATAATTAAAGTAGGTGACAAGTTCGGAGTAAAGCCCTATAGTGACCTAATCAATGCAGACATAATACTGGAGATTGTGACCAATGCTTAATCACTTACTAGATCCACCTGATGACCTGATGCTGTCCGACCACGAGGTAGGCGTGCTTGAAGAAGCCACTAGAGACGAAGCGGCACACAGATTGTGTAATAATTCTCAGTTACTTTGGGAAGCTCTTGGCCCTGACGCACTGCCTAGAGACGAACGACTAGCAGTAGACCTAGAGCGTGAGATAGCCTTCTGTATTGTCCATGATCGCTACGAGAAGCTCGGTAGGATGCTTGCAGGGCAGGCAATGTCCTACGCCTACCGCTTGGCTGAGGGTGAGATTAACGATGACTGGGCTGCTTACATTAGATTGACTGAGGAAGAAGAGCAATAGCAGCAGCTGCTCGGTAGGGACTTCACCTGCTCGGTAGGGACTTCACCGGCGGCGCTGACAATCGGAGCATATCATAGATTCAACAAACTGTAAAGAGGTTTTTATTATGAACGAAGCATATAAATTAGCTAGAAAAGACAGCCCACAAACGAGCAAAGACGCAGCGGAGAAGATTGCGCCAAAACTTCCAAAACTGAGAGAGCTTGTTTTGTCTATTATAAAAGAAGCAGGAGAAGAAGGAATCACAGTTAGAGAGATGACAGACGCTCGCCCGCAGTTTCCTTACAGCTCGTTAGCAGTCAGACCTCAAGAGTTATTGAAAAGAAGCCTTGTATTTTACAAAGGAGACACTCGAAACGGCGCTAGAGTAATTAGGGCTATTGAGTACAAGGAAGACGAAGAAGCGCAGACAGTTGAGCAGATGGAGCTAGAGCTATGAGTTGGCGACTGACGAGCGTACTACGTAACGGCTTCGGGCTTGACCTGTCGCTGTTGCCTCACGAGGACTTGCTGTGCGAGACAGAGGACGGCGAGGAGGTAATAGTGACAGTATCCGGCTTTGAGCTACTGCTTCCGCTTATATCCATTCAATTAATAGAGGTTGTCCAATATGAGTGATATTGTTGAAACTAGATTGCCCTGTGAAGATTGCGGCAGCTCTGACGGCAAGATAAAGAACGAAAACGGCTCTGGTTTCTGTTTTGTGTGCGATAAATACACACCACCGCCCAGAGACGGCACAGAAATAGCCGTGAGAGTGCCAGAGAAGCCGCTGACAGGCTCTGAAGGCTTCGATGCTACCCTTGCCCTACTTGCTACACAAAACTTCGTAGGCGTCCCTGAGCGAGGTCTGAGCGCTGCTACGCTGAAGAGCTATGGCGTTGTCATCAAGAGTGGGCAGGTTGTATATCCGTATTTTGAGCCTACGGAGCCAACTTCACCAGTGGCAGCTAAAGTGCGCTACCCTGACAAGCGTTTCCAGACTAGCGGCGAGTGGGCTAGTGGCGGCTTATTTGGGCAGCAGCTATTCTCTAAAGGCGGCAAGTATATAACTGTCACTGAGGGTGAATATGACGCGCTTGCGGCGTACCAGATGATGGGCAGCCAGTATCCTGTTGTGAGTATACGCAACGGCGCAGGCAGCGCTTTGAAAGACTGCAAAAAGCACTACGAATGGCTAGACAGCTTTGAGACTATAGTTGTCTGCTTTGACGCTGACGAGCAAGGCGTGAAGGCATCTGATGAGGTTGGGCAGCTGTTTGGCGGTAAAGCTAAGATTATGAAGCACGCTAAGGACTATAAAGACGCTTGCGACTATTTAGCTGAAAATGATTCGCAAGTGTTTACTAAGCGTTTCTACGGTGCTGAGAAGTTCGTTCCTGACGGTATAGTTTTAGCGTCTACGTTGTGGGACGAAGTTAACACGCCTATGGAGGTTGCAGAGGTTACTTATCCATTCAATGGCATCAACGACCTGACCTACGGCATTAGACCCGCTGAGCTTGTCACAGTGACGGCAGGAAGTGGACTAGGTAAGTCGCAGTTCGTCCGTGAAGTGGTGTGGCAGGTGTTGCAGAAGTCTAGTCACAACATTGGGCTGCTGTTCTTGGAGGAAAGCATACGCAAGACAGGCTTGTCGCTTATGTCTCTAGCAGCAAACAAGCAACTACACCTACCCACAACGGTAAGCACTGAAGAGGAACGTAGGACAGCCTTTGACAAGACACTAGCCAATGACCGCCTTTACCTGTTAGACCATTTCGGTTCAACTGATGTAGACAACATTGTCGGTCGTGTGCGCTACATGGCAAAGGCTTTAGACTGTCGCTACGTCTTCTTAGACCACGTTTCTATTGTTGTGTCGGCGCAGTCCAACCTTGACGAGCGCAAGGCATTGGACGAGATAATGACAAAGCTGCGGATGCTTGTGCAGGAGACAGGTATAGCGTTGTTTGTTGTTAGTCATTTGCGTAGACCTGAGAGCAAGGGACACGAGGAAGGCGCAGCAACGTCCTTGTCGCAGCTTCGTGGAAGCGCGTCTATTGCACAGCTTAGTGATATAGTGTTAGGGCTTGAGCGTGACGGACAGGCTGAGGACATGATTACACGCAACACCACGACTGTGCGTGTCCTAAAGAATCGCTTTAGCGGTGAGACAGGGCGTTGTGCTGATCTGTTGTATGATAAAGACACTGGTAGAATGGTTGAGACTATGTTTAAGGAGGATGGTTTATAGTTTTGTAAAAGCAACGTATATGACGCATTTAGGTGTTTTATGTTTCGTATAAGGTGAAAAGCAATATATAAGGCGCATTTAACTTAAAGAGGAATGTTTATGATGACTAAAGAAAAATCTTGTGGGCTTTGTCCTGCACGGCTTCGGTTTAGTGAGCCTGCTTTGTGTCCTAAATGCACAGAGTTGGTTGCAATGCTAAATCGCCTATGGATTGTCAGAGATAAAGGAGACAGCAAATGAAGTGCTTAGCCTGTGACACACTATTGACAGACTACGAAGCCACGCTAAGAGATACTGACACGCTTGAGTATGTTGGTGAGTGCTTAGAGTGTATTAGGAATGCTAACAACGTGTTTGGTTTGCAAGAACGCCTAGACCTTAAAACAATACACGACATTGACTTGGATTTGGAGTAACAGTATGTCTATAGCAGCAGTTGGAGACGCAGTAAGGGTTTGTGGCACAGTTTATCAAACAGAACGCGCCACTGTCTTAGAAGCACTTTTAGATGACGATGGGCTATACTACTGGGTAGTTGGAGGAGACAATAAACTCTTTACAGTCCGTTTTGAAGAGTGTATTGAGTCAACTGGGTATACAGCGAGAAAGAAACAACATCTTAGTCTTAGTACGCCTTGTAATCCTGATGACGATCCTTATTTGGATGACGATGGTTTTACTTTCGGGCTTTGTAGAATTTGTGGCAATCCTAACGAAGTTTTTGAAAACTACTGTACTTGTGGATAAATATGTTAACAATTGATATAGAGACAGACATGAAACACAGCACTATCTGGTGTGCTTGCGCTGAAGATGTCGCTACAGGTGAGACAACTGTACACACCGAAGCTAAGACGCTACAGGCGTTGATAAACAAGCACGACAGCATTCTAACGTATAACGGCTTAGGCTTTGACGTGCCAGTGATGGCGGCGGTGTGGGGTATTAGTGTAGAAGGTAAGCAGCACGTTGATGCTATGGTGCTGTCTCGCCTTTTTAACCCTGCACAGGCAGGTGGTCACAGTTTGCGGAGTTGGGGCGAGCGTCTGGCGTACCCTAAAGATGACTTCACCGACTATGACGGAGGCTTGTGTGAGGAAATGATTACTTACTGCAAGCGTGACGTTAACCTAACCACTAAGGTTTATAAGACAGTGACTACTGACCTTGAGAAGGCTAAGTTCACACAGGACGTTATAGACCTAGAACACGCTGTGACGGCTGAGCTAGAGTTACAGCGCAGTAATGGCTTTAAGATTAACTTACCAATGGCTAACGAGCTTTACAGCAGGCTGACGTGTCGTATGCGTAAGGTAGAAGAGCAGCTACAGGCTGAGTTTCCTCCTATCGTGACAGAGCGTTGGTCTGAGAAGACAGGTAAGCAGCTTAAAGACAATGTAGAAGTGTTTAACGTGGGCAGTAGACCGCAGATAGCTAAGAGGTTGCAGAGTGTTGGTGTCAAGTTCACTGACAGGACTGAAGGCGGCGGCTACAAGATAGATGAGAACGTGCTAGAGGGTATTGACAATCCTTCGGCGCAGCTTGTTGCTGAGTATCTTCTATTACAGAAAAGAGCTAGTCAGGTAAGCTCATGGCTAGAAGCTGTAGCAGATGACGGCAGAGTGCATGGTCGTGTCTTTAGCAGCGGTGCAGCAACAGGTAGGATGACTCATATATCGCCTAACATGGCTCAAGTGCCTGCAACACGTAAGGCGCACGATGGCATGACACCAGTGCAGAAGCTCAAGGCTGAGCTAGGCGGTCAGTGTCGAGCTTGTTGGACTGTAGAGCAAGGCAACAAACTAGTGGGTATTGATGCGTCTGGTCTTGAATTACGGATGCTAGCCCACTATATGAAGGACGAGGACTACGTTAACACCATCTTAGACGGCGATATACACAGCGCCAACCAAGCAGCGGCAGGACTCGACACACGCGACCAAGCTAAGACGTTCATCTACGCATTCCTGTATGGTGCAGGTGATGAGAAGATAGGCAGTATCGCAGGCAAGGGCGCTAAACATGGGAAGAAGCTAAAGAAGGACTTCCTTGACAATATACCATCGCTAAAAGCGTTGAAGGAGTTAGTAGAGAAGATAGCAGGAACAGGCAGTCTACCTAGTTTAGACGGCAGAAGGATACGCATACGCAAGGCTTATAGTGCGTTGAACTTCCTCTTACAAGGAGGCGGCGCAGCGCTTATGAAGAAAGCATTGCTGAACGGTGTCGAGAGTCTTAGAGAGCAGAACATACCTTTTAAGATGGTCGCCAACGTACACGATGAGTTTCAAGTAGAGACGCCAGAGGCTTATGCCAAGGCTGTAGGACTACACTTTCGTAATGCGATACGCAAGGCAGGTGAGGACTTTGATCTTCGTTGTCCTATGGATGGCGAGTTTAAGATTGGAGATAATTGGTCAGAAACTCATTGACTTACAGCAACATTTAGTGGTAAAATCCACAAACCTTAATTAGGAGAAATACTATGCAACAAGCAAAACCCACAACCCTCAAGACAACTCTATTCTGGGCGAACCTGTCTACTAAGAATGAGATGTCTGGCAAGTATCAAGTTGATCTGTCTAATCTCTCTGACGCAGCCATTAGTGCTTTAGAAGAGCGAGGCTTGCAAGTAAAGAGCAAAGACGATGATCGTGGTAGCTTCCTCACAGTCAAATCTACTAATCCGATACGTGCTTACAACACTAGCGGTGACGAGATTAGCTGCTTAGTTGGTAACGGCTCTACTGCCACCGTTGCTGTAGGTACTTACGATTGGGACTTCCAAGGAAAGAAAGGTCGTTCACCAACGTGTATGAAGCTAGTTATCAATGACCTTAACGAGTACACACCAGAAGTCAACGTAGACGTTAGCTTAGAAGAAGCTCTGTAATGCTTCTAATTGATGGCGATATATTTTGCTATCGGGCGGCTTGTGCGTGCGAGAATGACGCACAAGTCTCTTTAGACAACGCTACAGCGCAAGTCAAACGAGCTTTCAACTCTATCCTCACTGACGTTCTAATACGTTATCCTGACCACGACTACATACTTTATCTAACCGGAGGCGACAACTTCAGACATGACGTTGCCGTCACTGCTCCGTACAAAGGAAACAGGAAAGGCGCAAAACCTATTCTGCTGCCTGCTATACGCGAGTATGCTATTGGTTACTGGGAAGCAGTCATGATCGAAGGTGAAGAGGCTGACGATGCTATAGCTGTTGCTGCTTCGTCTGTGTACTTGAACGACGAGCCTATCATGGTAAGTATTGATAAAGACTTCGATCAAGTGGCAGGTATGCACTATAACTTTGTGAAGAAGGAAGAGTACTTCGTAAGCTCAGAGATAGGCTTGAAGAGCTTTTACAAACAGATACTCACAGGCGACGCTATTGACAACATCATTGGTGTTGACGGTATAGGCGCAGGTGGCGCACACGAACTGATTGGCAACTGCCGCAAAGAAACTGATATGTGGGACATTTGCGAAGACCAATTAGGCTATGACAGGGCGTTGGAGAATGCACGTCTACTGTGGCTAAGACGCACAGCAGGACAGATGTGGATGCCTCCACGAGAACGTCCTACAGGAGTACGCTTTTATGGCGAAGCAACTAGTACCGCGCACTAGAGCCGGAAAGACTTGGACAGAAGCACGTTATTGGCAGTTCATACGATCAGCGCTTAGACAGGCTTACAGTCGTTACCCTGTTAAGTTTCAAGTTAAGAAGGACGCAGAGCGTACAGTAGAAGGTTGCAGGCACAAGTACGAGTATCAATGTGCTGAGTGTTCAGAGTGGCATACCAACAAAGAGATACAGGTAGACCATATTATTCCGGCAGGCAAACTAAGCAGCTATAAAGACATTGCAGGCTTCTCAGAGAGGTTGTTCTGTGAAGCAGACGGTATGCAGGTCTTGTGCGTAGAGTGTCACCAGAAGAAAACTAACGCAGAACGTGCAGCGAGGAAGAAGACATGAGACATTTTGTCATACCAGACACGCAGGTTAAACCAGACTCTAATATAGAGCATCTGACGTGGGCAGGTAAGTATGCAGTCGCTATGAAGCCTGAAGTTATCATCCATCTAGGTGACCACTGGGACTTTCCTAGTCTGTCTAGCTATGACAAAGGTAAGAAGTCTTTTGAAGGCAGGCGTTATCAAGCAGACGTAGAGTCAGGCAAGGTTGCTATGCAGGCTTTCTTAGCTCCTATCAAGGAAGAACAAGCACGGCAACGCGCTAACAAGCACAAGGTGTGGAAACCTAAGCTAGTGTTCTTACTTGGCAACCACGAGAACAGGATCACTAGAGCAGTAGATGATAGTCCTGAGCTTGAGGGTTTGATGTCGTTTGCTGACCTTGGTCTAGAGAAGATGGGTTGGGAAGTTGTGCCGTTCTTAGAAGTTAAGATGATTAACGGCATAGCCTACTCACACTACTTCACCTCTGGCGTTATGGGTCGCCCTGTGTCGTCTGCTAAGCTAATGCTGACTAAGAAGATGGTTAGCTGTGTCATGGGTCACGTACAAGACAGGGACATCGCCTACGCACGTAGAGCTGACGGTGTGTCAGTCACTGGTCTGTTCGCAGGCATCTTCTATCAAGAAGACCAAAGCTATCTCACACCGCAGACTAATCAGTCTTGGCGTGGGCTTTGGATATTCAACGAAGTAAACAACGGTAGCTTTGACGAGCTGCCAATTAGTATGTCCTACCTTAGAAAGAAGTACGGAGAGTCTACGAATGAGTAAAACATTCACAGAGATAAAGGAGCAGCTGTCTCTCTTAGATGAGATAACTGTACTTGAGACGTTAGAGATTAACTCTACGGAGCTTGTAGAACGCTTCGAGGATAAGGTAGAGGACAAACTAGATCAAATAATCGAAGACTTAGGAGAAAATGACGATGAGTTTTCTTGACAATTCACCTGCTGAAGAGTGGGACGCAATAAGTAAGAAACGTAGAGCGCACGCTAGACGTGTTAGTGAGCAAATTAACGCTGAGCAGAGAGCAGCAGAACCTATAAAAGATGCTATCAACCCTAGCCACTACAAGGGCAGCGGTATTGAGTGCATTGAGTACATTAAAGAGAGACTCAGTAAAGAAGCCTTCTTAGGCTATCTTAACGGCAACGTAATCAAGTATACGCATCGTTGGCAAGACAAGAACGGTGTAGAAGACTTACGCAAAGCACGTTGGTACTTAGATAGATTGGCGCAGGAGATAAGCAATGTCTAGAATGGACGAATTACTACAGCTGTGTACCAAGTGGAGCAGCGAACGTGGCATCTTTAGGAACGGTATTGTAGCAACACAGACTCTAAAGCTAGTTAGCGAGGTAGGCGAACTTGCTGACAACGTAGCAAAGCATAGAGATATAGCAGACGATATTGGCGACTGCTTGGTGGTGTTGAACAACTTAGCAATGATGAACGAACTAACACTAGAACAATGTTTAGAAGTCGCTTACGAAGACATCAAAGATCGTAAAGGCTATCTCAACGGCGCAGGTGTATTTATTAAAGACTCAGATAGAGGACAGGCAGCATGAGACCTGTATACGAGAACAGCACCACACTAGCGGCAGAAGACAGGTTGGCCTCTAAGTTATCAGATCAATGGTCTTGTAAAACAACAAAGCTAGGTCGTAAGTACAAGGTTGACTACGCCCTCTCTCGTGGCGGTGTAATCTACGCTTGGGCTGAGCTAAAGAAAAGGAATATACCTAGTAACAGATATTCTGAATATATGCTGTCGCTAGACAAGTATCTAACGGCTCAGACATTGGCGCAGCAGACGGACACAAAATGTCTGTTAGTTGTAGAGTTTTCTGATTGTGTTCTCTATGCTGACTTAGCTACTGTTAAGTTTAGACTAGGCATGGGAGGCAGGAAAGATAGGGGAGACCCTGAAGACTACGAACCGTGTTGTTGGATGCCGTTAGACCAATTTAAAGAAATCAATTTCACAGATATTACAGCAGAGATGGAAGCATTATGAGCGATTTTAGAAACAGTTTTGGTGAGTCAATCTTCCGCAACAAGTACGCCTTGAACGAGACGCAAACGTGGGCAGAGAAAGTAGACGACCTTATGCACGATGTCTGTACAGGCATACTAAGCACTGAAGACTCAGAGTATCTAGGCAGTGCTATGAAGCAGTTTAAGTTCATGGCAGGCGGTCGTTACATTTACTATGCAGGTAGACAGGCTAGTTTCTACAACAACTGCTATCTGTTAAAAGGTGAAGAGGACACTAGAGAAGAATGGGGAAAGCTAACACAACGAGCAAGCGACTGTCTGATGAGCGGCGGCGGCATTGGCATAGACTACAGCGTCTTTCGTCCGAGCGGGTCACCACTGGGCAGGACAGGCGGGGAAGCGTCAGGTCCACTGCCACTAATGAACTCTATAAACGAAATAGGCAGAAACGTGATGCAGGGCGGCAGTAGACGTAGTGCTATCTATGCCTCACTGAACTGGCAACACGGTGACGCACAGAAGTTCTTGACTGCTAAAGATTGGCACGCACTGCCTATCGCTGAAGGCGTTACAGTGTTTGATGCTAAGCAGAACAACTTTAACTTCCCTGCACCGCTAGACATGACTAACATCAGTCTTAACTACGATGACAAGTTCTTAGATGCTGTCAACAACGGCTTCTTGCCTGAGACGTTTGTACAGAATTGCCGTCAAGCACTAATGACAGGAGAGCCGGGATTTTCCTTTAACTTCGGAGATAAAGAGAATGAAACACTCAGGAACGCTTGTACCGAAGTCACTAGTGAGGATGATTCAGATGTGTGTAATCTTGGAAGTATTAATATTGGCGCAATTGATGATATCGAGGAGTTCAGAGCAATCGTTCGAGTCGCCTCGATGTTCCTTGTCGCAGGCACGCTCACAGCAGACCTTCCAACTAAAAAAGTGTATGCTGTTAGACAGAAGAACAGAAGGCTCGGCTTGGGCTTGATGGGTATGCACGAGTTTCTGCTGAAGCGTGGCAGTGACTACGAAGTAACAGAAGAGCTACACAGGTGGCTAGAGGTATTTAGAGATGAATCGGAAAGAGCTGCTAATCTTCTTTGTGACTCCCGTGGCATCAGTCGCCCTGTTGCATATCGTGCAATCGCTCCTACAGGTACTATAGGCATACTCGCAGGCACTACAACAGGCATAGAGCCTCTGTACGCTGTTGCTTACAAGCGCCGCTACTTAGTTGGTGGTGACAAGTGGAAGTACGAGTACGTTGTAGATGCTACAGCTGAAGACCTAATTACTACACACGGCTTAGACCCTGACAAGATACAGACGTCATCGTCTATGGTTAATGACTTTGAGCGTAGGCTGAAGTTCCAAGCTGACGTACAAGACTATGTTGATATGTCTATCTCGTCTACGATTAACCTACCGCCGTGGGGCAGTGAAGGCAACAACGAAGACCGTGTGATGGAGTTTGCTACAATACTGGCTAAGTATGCACCACGTCTTCGAGGCTTTACTTGCTACCCTGACGGTGCGCGAGGTGGTCAGCCGCTAACGATGTGCAGCTACAAAGAAGCTATGAAGCACAAGGGTGTTGTGTTTGAGGAGAATAGCGAGACTGTGTGTGCCTCTGGTGTCTGTGGTATCTAGTGGGTCGTTACTGTAACGGCTGTATAACGCTAAAAGAGGTTGGTTCAGCTTGTGTGTGTAGGATAGTCTGGGATGTAGATCATCTACCGCACAGCCTGAAACAGCTCATGGAAGAAGACGAGAAGGTTAATGATTTTATTATTAGAGGTAGGAAAGTAATAAAGCAGTTAACTGACGAGTAAGAAAAAGCCCTATAGAGTATCCCAATCTCTATAGGGCTTTTTTGTGGCTATAACAAACGCACGATCCAAAGGTAGCACTAAGGATTAGGTTACTTCTTTTTCTTCTTCTTAGTTGTCGCCTTCTTCTTAGGCGGTGTAGGCTTGCTTTTATTTGAGTAAGAATAGTTCATAACAACCTCTTTTATGTTTACAAGTTAATAAATCCATGTTATTCTTTTGATGTCTCCGCCGCCGATGAAGTAGCTAGTTAGTCGGTGCAGGTTGTTGCTGCTCTTCTACGTCTCCTGTGAACTTACCGCGCTGTATTGAAGCTGCAACAGCAGGTGCGGTCTTTCCTAAGTACTCATAGAACAAGTTAAGGAAAGCTCTGTTCTTAGCAGCAGGGGTAGCGTTTGCTGTCGTCTTAGTGAACCTCTCAATCCAAGAAGGGCTTGTTATAAACTGAGCAACACGATTGTCTAATAAGCCATCGGTTATGTTTGTTGCTAAGTTAAGTGCTATTCCTCTAGGGCCTCCCATTCCTGCTGCTCTGGCTTCTAATTCCCTTGTACTTATACCTAACGCCTCATCTAATGGGCTTTTGTGTATAGCTCTTAAAACAGGCTCTATTGCCTCTACATTCTTAACAATATTAGTACGCACCGCTTCGTCTGTAATGTTGTTTAGTTCTTTCATAAAGTCTTGCGTCTTAGCGGGAGTCTCTAAATAAGTCTGATAAAAACTAGAGGTAGTTCCTCGTGGGTCGTTTTTCTTAGCCTTGTCTAACGTCCCTATTATCTTATCCTGTAGTAACAATCGTTGGGTTATGTTTCTACTTAACGCATACTCTGGAGCAAATGTATCAGCCATCGCTAATAAGTTTCTTCTTGTTGCTGACAACTCTGCAATACTTGCTCCTGAACGCTTTGCAAACGAAATCATGTCGTCTAAGTGCAGACGCATTAGGTGCAGCTCGCCAATAGTATTTGGCTTTATATCTATACCGCCTCCTGAACGTCTAATAAGCTCTCTTCTAGCGTCTCCAGACACAGCTTTGTATGCTGCTTGCAGTAAAGGACTCTCAGCAGCAAACTCAGCCACTAAGGGGAACGGTTTTGCGTACGCTGTCTGAGAAAGATCACTTGCTGTAGTTCTAGCAGCGTCAGAGCCTTCTGGAGTGAGTCCTTTTACAATAGTATTTATTTCAGTCTGCAAGACTTCTTCTCTTTTTTGCACCTTCTCAAACAGCTTTTGTTTAGGCTTACCAAACAGTTTCAAATCAGCTTCAACCTGCATTTGTAAAGTGTCTCGCGAGGCTTCAGCAGGCGTTACAAACGTATTAAACTTCTTAGCAGCATCATTAGCTTCTATTACAGCTTCTCTCTGTAGCGCACCTACTCCTTTCTTTTTAGCGATAGAGAATGGGGCTTGTACCATCTTCTGCTGAATAGTTGCTGCAACAGAGGGAGCTAATGTAGTTGTTAAGTAAGAACCACCTACCGATGCTAGCGTTGAAAAAGCTACATTAGTTACTCTTTCTGGGTTCAGTAAGTTTGCATCGTCTTGAGAGTATGCAGGGCGTGTTAGTCCTTCAAAAGCACCAATAGCAGCAGCACCTCTTAGAGTTAATGCCGCAGGGCCACTAATAGCTATTAGAGGAATCGCCATAGCAACGTCAGCTATAACAGCCCCAAGTCCGCCACTATTTGCATACGGAGTCTTAGCCCACGCTTCCGCTTCTTCTGCAATCTTTCTAGTGTAGTCAGCTGTAGCACCTTCTGGTATAGCGCCTGCCGCTTCAAAGCCCATAGTCATTAGCTGCATTCCTGCCTGACCTGCTTCTGTAAAGCGTCTTTTAGCGCCTATTACATTAGAGTCAAACGCGCCTTTACGCATACCCTCGTATTCAGAAGCACCAGAAATCTCCTTTAAAGTTGTTCTGGCTACTTCTTCTGGGTTTGTAGAAAAGTTTCGTATAGCATCAACTGTTTTGTCTACACTCATTACTTTTCTCCTTCAATCAACTCTAAACCTAGCAAAGACTGCACTCCCGCTCCGTCTAAGTTTTTAGCCTTCATTATCGCCTGAACTAGCTCCCCATCATATACTTTTCCTGAAGGGTCTTTAAACAGTTTAGTTCCTTTAGGATACTCAGCTAAGTTTATGTTCTCGATTCTAGGAAGCATATCAAAAGCTGCATCAACAGCTCTTTCTAAGCTGTACTCCCTAAACACAGCAGGGCCGTCTGCTATTTGATTAAAGACCTGAGCAGCCGAAGCCATGCCAAACTGCTGCGCCGCTGCTAGGCTCATTCCTTCTTCAGACAGGTTTGTATACATTACGTTTAACGCCTGCGGTATTACTTCTTCTAGCGTACGTCTAATCCACACGTCTTGTCTGTCTGACGTGCTAGGCATGATGTCTAATAGCATATCTCTATCTTGGTCTGTCACAGGCGCTAGTAAGCGGATAATGGGCAGTATGCCTTGTGTTTTTGTTACGTCAATGTCTCGTCTTAGGTTTTTTTCTTCTTGACTTAAACCAATAAAAGGAAGCTGTGACGGAACAAATGAAGGGACAAGTCGAGCAGGATCGCTTGGGCCTACAATACCTTCTAAGTACGGACTAAAAGCAATAGACAACATCTTAGATGCGTTGGCTTTATAGTTAAAGGCATCAGCAGGAATAGCCACGCCTGCGTTTGCTTTTGTTTTACCAAAGGCTTTACCTGCATTGCCTGATAACACTGAGTCATCTGTTCCAAGAACTCGTTTATAGGCGCTGTCATTCTTATCAAATATTACTCTTTCTGGTATTCCAGAATCGTTCAATACAGTCTCTACAATGTAGTCAGGGTCTGGGCTTTTAAGCGCTTCTAGAGAAAACTCTCTAGCAGCGGCAGCTCCTTCCTTTGTTGCAGGAAACAATGTTGTAAATTCATCTGCTAGTTCAGGACTAACTTTTCTCATTATTTTAGCTGCTGAGTTTATAGTCAAACCTGCATTAGCATTCTCTAATGTTTCTTGAGCTGCTTGTTCTACCCTGACTCTTTCTTGTTCAAGCCTAGTAGCTTGGCTAGAAAGTATGTTTTCTTCCCTTCCTGCAACTAATGATTGACTTTCTGCTGCTTTCTGTTCATCTTCTGACATCTTTGTAGTTAAGTCAGCTGCTGCTGCCCTAAACTCTGACGCTTTAATAGGGTCTATTGATTGATAGATATTAGCAGCCTCTATCAAACCTTTTGGTGTTGACATATCTATCTTAGCGTCTTTTAGTTTCTCTATAGCTTTCTGAGACTCAGTGCGTGTGTCAATACCAAGCAAGCCTGTCGCAGACTGTTGTAACGCACGACTACGCTCTGGGCCGTAGTAAGCAGCCATGCCGCCTAACGTACCTACTAAGTTAGCCTGATTAACTGCGTCATTCTGTTGTAGCGTACGCTCTCGTTGCTGCTGAGCAGGGTCAGGAACAATGTCAGAGAACAGGGATGCAATATCTATATTAGCCATTATGGATTACCTAAGTAGTAGTCAAGAGCTGCTTGTGTGTTAGCTGCGTCGTTCAAAGGAGCAGTGCTGCCACCGCCGCCTGTAAATCTGTCTATAATTCCTTGCAACAAACCTGTTGTTCCTTGTTGCCCAGTAACAGAGTTGGCCTGTTGACCGCCTAGCAAGTTAGTAATGGCCTGTATCTGCTGTTGACGCAAGTTAGACGCTGCTGTCTCAGCACCAAGCTGTGATGCTAAACCTGACTGCAACAATGAAGAGCCTAGCTGAGCGCCTTGTCGCTGTCCTGCACTAGCAATGTTAGAGATGTCAATAGCAGGAGCAAGTGTTTGTAGTAGCTGCTGTTGTGGCATATAAGACTGCTGCAGTGCTTGCAAACCTGTCTGTCCAAGTAATCCTAGACGCTGACGTGTTTCTTGCAAGCCTGCTAACGTCTGTGAAGACTGTAGTTGTTGTTCAGCACGTGCCTGCTCCATAGCGCTAACGCCCAAGCCTGCCTGCTGTTCTGCTAGAGCCTTCTCTAAAGCTAGCTGCTCTGGTGTACCGCCAAACATAGACGTTTGTACACCAAGTCTGCCTTGGTTAGCTAGTCTCTGTTCTAACTGTAAACGCGCACGTTCTTGCTCAGGAGCCACAGCAGCCTGTAGACGCTGCATGATGTCAGCTTCACGTTGCTGCAAGCCACCGCCTGCGCCTGTCAACATACTAATTACATTAGCCTGCTCAGCTGCACGCTCTTCTGGACTACCAAGCATACCAAACGCGCCAGTGCCAAAGCTCTGTAACTGCTGCTGTATAGCTTGCTGCTCAGGTGTTAACGTAGTTGTTATGCCGCCAGTAGGTGTTGTTGTTACACCGCCAATTCCAGACGTTACAGTAAACGGTTTAAACTCCGTTTGTTGGCCTACTTGTGTAGCCGCTGTTTCAGCACGTTGCAATGCTTGACTACCAACATCTTGAACGTCAGAAATTCCTTTATCAAAGCCGTAGATAGCACCTACGCCAGTTGCTAAGTTGTCAAATAAACCTGCCATTATACAGTCCTTCCTCTAGTTAGATCGAGCAAGCCTATAAATTCAGGCTTTAAGTAATCCATTTTAAACTCACTTGTAAATATCTCATCAGCTAACGGTGTAGCTATAGTGTTTAGTGTTAGCATACCTGTCAAACCATCTCTACCGTCTCTACCGTCTTTACCATCAGTTCCGTCACCACCATCAGTTCCGTCTATACCATCAGTTCCGTCAACTCCGTCAATGCCATCAATTCCGTCAGTGCCGTTAGTTGGTGTGGTTATTGTAGGTGTTGTAGCTGTTATTGTAGGCGGCGTAGCTGTTATTGTAGGTGTTGTGTCAGTTGAGCTAGCAACTCCTCCACTAGTATCCACAACAGCAGTATCGGCAGTCCCAGTAGTATCAGCGCTAGTGACAGGAACCTCAGCAGTAACAGCAGTAGTTGTTTCATTAGTTATTGTGGGCATTCCTGTGTTTATGTCTACGTTAAGTATCCCAACAGACTTGTTAGTCTCTGCATCTACTACGTGTTCTGCGGCAACGCCGTCAGTTCCTATAATAGGAGTAACTGTGTACACTCCACCGTCTTTAAGAACAGCGTTACCTGCGTTAGGCACACTGTCGCCTCTAGTAGAGCTTATAAAGCTGTCTGTAGCTGCGTTATATGTCCATTCTTCGTTAACATCACTTACAGTCTCTGTAGAGCCTCCTGAAGCAACTGAATCAACAATAGTGTCTATATCACCTGTTAGGTCTGGATCGCTCTCTAACGAGCTTGTAGAGCCTCCTACAGGGTCTACAGTGGCTTCTGCAGCTGCTCTGTCAGCAGCGCTTGGTACATTGACAAACGGCTGATTGCTGCCTACAGTTAAACCTATTAGTTCTGATGCTAAGTCGCCTCGTGTGTTTAGCGTCTCTGCTATCTGCTCTGGTGTTACATTAGCAGCCCTAGCTTGCTCTATAGCGTCTAGTATTAGCTCACCTGCGCCTTCTCCTGTGCTGCCTAAAACTGTGTTAAGGCGTTCTTGCCCTGCATACAAAGCTGCTTCTTCTGCAGTCATTGGTGTTGCTTGTAGTCCTTCTCCACCACGACCTAGAATCTTTGAAAAGGCAAGCCCTGCAAGCAAACCTGCCGGATTAAACGATAACAAACTTCCAAGACCACCTGACAAAAGACCACTGCTTTTAGCTGCTGTATCAATTAAAACAGGAGCAGCACCAGAGCCTCCAGTAAGTAGGCTAGTAGCAGCAGGCACATTAGTAAATTGTGGATACTGTAATGGCATAATAATTCCTAAGTGTTTCGCTCTACTTTCTTGACTTTCTCAAAGCTACGTAGCCCACCAAGACCGAGCATACCCATTAACACAGGCAGCATTGTCGCAAGGTCAATCATAGGCACTTCAACGCCTGTCTCTAACAGATTCAAAGTCATGTTCACAAAAGGTATGATAAGAAAGTTACCTGCCATACCTAACACACAAACCCATCCACAAGCAGGTCGCCATCCGGCTACAAACATACTGTTATGCTTAGCTTCGACCTTGTTAATCTCTAGCTGTGCTTTGACTTGCTCGTTCGTATGACGCTCTGCCATAGTTGCAATGTCATGAGCTAGTTTTTCTTTTAAGTCTTTATCGGGTATTGCTTTGTCCAACAAGTCAGACACTGGCCCGATTAATGAACCTAACATTGCTAACATCTAAGCCACCGCTAACACAATAAGGATAAAAGCAGCTAATAAAATAGAAACAGTAGCCTGCTCGTCAGTCGCACCCATAAACTTAGCTTTAACAAACTTACCTATGATTTTAGCATACTTCATATACTTATGTCCTGTTATTTAGTACTGTTAGATTTGGTTTAACGTCTTCTTCAGGCTCTATAATAAAATAGTAAAGCTCTAACAACTCTTCTATGCTGTAGTTGCCTGCTGTAGCTCTGACTAGCTCAAGCATCAATGTCTGCTTAGCCTCGTCAAGAGTCATTAGTATGTACCACCGTCAATAGTAGACAAAGTAAGTGTACCAGTGGCTGTTAAGTTAGCTACTGTTACTGTGCCTGTGAACGTAGGAGATGCTGAATTAGACTTACTGTTTACTGCAACAGCGATAGCGTCAAACTCAGCACCAACTTCAGTACCTTTAATTACTTTAGCAGGGTTGCCGCTGACCATTGCGTCTTTAGCTGCAAAGTTAGTTATCTTAGTGTAATTACTCATTAGACAATCCTTCCTAGTAATGCGTG